AGAGCAAAGAGGAGCTTGCACTTCTTAAGGCTGACAAAGAAAAAAGAATTGCAAAAGCAAAAGAAATTAGTGCAAAAATTGATCTTAATTATCACACGATCATGTGGTGCTACTACATGGCTAACTCATGCAGAAGATTTGATGACTTACAAAAAGTAGCCAATACTCCTGATCTTGATACAGAAAACAGAATCACTGTTACTGGAAAACTTGTACACGAAAAAGGATATCAAACACAATGGGGTTATGTTCAAAAAGGTATTTTTCTTCTTGATACTGGTCAAAAGGTGTATGGCTCAATTCCTAGTCTTCAAGATGGTTGGATTACGATGGGAGACTTTGTACAGTTTGATGCAAAGATAGAAAAGCCAAAAGACTTTGATGGTATATTTTACTTCTTCAAAAGACCAACTAAACCAAAATTATTAAATAAATCTATAAAGGTAGCCTAATGAACTAAGATTAAAACATTCTATTTGCTAAATCATGCTCCAAGGAGTATGATTTTTAGTATCTAGGATATTATTAACTTGTTCTATCGACTGACCTAGCAGACAAGCCAAGACAATAGAACTTATTTCCTAGGAGGAAATTATGGCTAACACAACTTTTTCAGGACCAGTTAGGTCTGAAGGTGGTTTCGAACAAATCACAGTAGCATCATCAACAGGTGCTATAACAACAAACCTTGATATTTCATCAACAGGTGCAATCACTACTTCAAGTACAATTAATGCAAAACAAGTAATAGATACTACTTTCAATGCGGCAGGAGCGGCATCAGCTACCTTAACAGCGGCTCAATCAGGAACTTTGTTTTTAATCAATGGGGCGGCAAATAATGTAATTACTTTACCTGCTGTGTCTACTGATAATGTAGGAGTTCATTATGACTTTCAACTTACAGTAGCAGTTGGTGGCAGTGCGACTACTACTATTGTATTACCGGGTTCTGCTGTATCAGATTTCCAAGCAATGCTTTCATTGGTTGCAGGAACAGCGGCTAACGCAGTAAGCGATGTAGCAGGAGATACTTTAACCTTAGTAAACTCAACAGTTGCAAACGCTAGAGTATCTATGACATGTGTTTCAGATGATGGAACTAACTCTAAGTGGATGACAACTGCTTTATCAACTCCAATCGCTACAGTATCTTAATAGGAGTAAATTATGGCTGATGTAGTAACATCACAAACCATTCAGGATGGGCAACGCAAGGCTGTTATGAAGTTTACCAATGCCAGTGATGGCAGTGGTGAGTCTGCAGTAAAAAAAGTTGATGTATCAGCTTTAAATTCAAATGCTTCAGGCGTTGCCTGTACTTCAGTTGCAATTGCAAAGGTATGGTGGGCAACAACAGGTATGGGTGTCAAAATTGATTTTGATGCCTCTACTAATGTTCTAGCTGTAACCTTACCTGCTGACTCAACTGGTGACGAGTATTACGATGATTTTTCAGGTATTCCAAACAATGCAGGCAGTGGTGTAACAGGCGATCTTGATTTCACTACAGTAGGTCATTCAAATGGCGATACTTATGTCATTATTCTTGAATTAATTAAAAACTATGGATAGATGGCAACATCAAGCAGTAAAAATTTCGAACCTGATGTAGGTGAATTTGTAGAAGAAGCCTTTGAACGATGTGGTTTAGAGCTTCGCACAGGTTACGATCTTAAAACAGCACAAAGAAGTCTTAATCTTCTGTTAGCAGAATGGGCTAACAGAGGTTTAAACCAGTGGACTATCACTCAAAAGACTGTGGCTATGGTTACAGATACTACCTCTTACAACATAGACACTACTAATAGCACAGCACCTATTGATGTTTTAGATGCTTTTGTAAGACAAACCATTGGTTCTGAAGTAACAGATGTAGCTATGGCTAGAATTAGTCGATCACAATACTCAGCAATACCAAACAAGTCACAAACAGGTAAGCCTAATCAATTTTTTATTGATAAACAGCTTAGTCCTACTATTAGCGTATACCCTTCACCTGATAAGTCTGCAACATACACTGTGTACATGAATGTGCTTACACGCATGGATGATGCTGATGTAGGTGCTAATACCATGGATATGCCTTATAGGTTCTATCCATGTTTAGCGGCAGGTCTTGCCTATTACATATCTCTAAAAAAAGCACCTGAAAGAACTCCCATGCTAAAACAATTGTATGAAGAAGAGTTCCTAAGAGCCATGTCACAAGACGAAGAAAGAGCTTCGTTTCGTGTTAGCCCTGATCTTAGGAGTTATAATTCAGCCTAATGAGTGCGTTTGCCAGTAATAAAAATGCCTATGGCATTTGTGATGTCAGTGGTTTTCGTTATAAATTAATAGACATGAAAAAAACATGGAATGGTTTATTGGTAGGACCTGACATGTTTGATCCTAAACATCCACAGATAGAACCAAGAAATGTGGCTACTGATCCTCAAGCATTACAAGACCCAAGACCTGATACATCAGATGACAACAATTTTTTTACAGTCTATACCAATGTTGGTTTGGGTAAATTAGGCACACAATTAACCACTTACAAAGTAACTTGTAGTGTTGGTTCTGTTACTATTACAACATCATGAGTTTTACATACGCAACATTAAAGACAGCGATAGGTGATTATTTAGAGTCTGCTGAGACTACTTTTACCAATAACTTACCTACTTTTATACAAGAAGCAGAAGATAGAATATTAAAATTTGTTGAATTGCCTGAACAAAGAAGAAATGTTCAAGGTCAAACCACAGCAAACACTAGATTTTTAGCTTGTCCTACTGATTTCTTGGCTCCTATGAGTTTAGCTATTGTTTCAAGCGATACTTACACCTTCCTTGATTTAAAACATGCTTCTTTTTTAAAACAATACAGCCCTACCACAACTGTTACAGGTCAACCTAAATATTACTCAATCTTTAGCCAAGACTCTTTTTCTCTTGCACCTGTACCTGATGCAATTTATACAGTAGAATTACATTACTTATATAAACCATCTTCTTTAACAAGTGGTAGTGACAGTGGAACGACAGTTCTTAGTACAGATTATCCTGATGCTTTACTCTATGGAAGTTTAGTTGAAGGTGCGATTTTTCTCAAAGAGACTCCTGATGTCATTGCTCAGTTTGAAGCAAGATTTAAAGAGGCAATAATGAGAATGAAAAATTTATCAGAAGGTAGAGATACTAGAGACGAGTACAGATACGATAGCCTACGCTCAGTAGTATCGTAATGAAACCAATCAAATCGCTTAAGGGCAAGAGAATTGCCTTGTTAGGTCTTGGCATATCACAAATAGATTATGTGATTGGCAAAGAAAATGGTAAAGAATGGGATGAAGTTTGGGGTATTAACTCAGCTTGTAGCGTTTTTAACCTAGATCGTTTATTTATGATGGACCCTGCTAGTCGATTCTTAGATAGTGATGATGCAGGCAAACAAACTTTGGTAATGCGTAAGATGTTGCCTGAGATTAAAATACCTGTTTATACCTGTGAATTAGACAAAAGAGTGCCAAAAGCCACTCTGTTTCCTATAGAAGAAGTTGCTAACGCTACTCAGTGTGCTTACTTTAATAACACAGTAGCCTATGCTTTAGGCTTTGCTATGTGGAATGAAGTAGAGTCTATTGATTTGTTTGGCATAGATTTTTCTTACAGAAACGATTTACATTTTGCAGAAGCAGGCAGAGCTTGTGTCGAATTTTGGCTATCTAAAATGATGGATCATGGCATCACAGTAGGTGTTAGCCCTAGATCAACAGTTTTAGATGCTGATGTACCACCTGTAGAAAAACTTTATGGCTATCATCGTTTAGAAAAACCTTTTGTTACTGTAATTCATGGTAATAAGTGGATTATTAAACCTTACGATGAAGTAGATACCGAACTTGCAAAAGATGGTTTAACTTTGCAAGAACATGAATTACCACCTGAGCCCTACAAAGGATAATGTCTGATAGTTTTATACAATTAGGTCAAGTAGAGGTTTTTACCACAGAAAACAAAGGTCACGATCCTGAGTTTTGGGCAAAACAAACCACTGAAAAAATTTTAGGAATATCAGAAAATGCACCTGAACATGTAAGGATGCAAGCTGAGGCTTTCAAAAATCATATTTATAGTATAATCTTATCTAATATGAACAATGCGATAGAATCTAAAAAGGTTACTATGGTTGGTTTGTTAACAAAACAAGGTCATGAAGACATGGCTAAGATTATAAAGGAGCTATAAATGGCAATAACATCAGCAATATGTTCTAGTTTTAAACAACAAATACTTGTTGAAGGACACAATTTAACCAATGGAGCAGACTCTATTAAGTTAGCACTCTACACATCATCAGCAACTTTGGGAGCAGGTACTACTGTATTTGTAACTACAGGACAAGCTACAGGAACTAATTACAGTTCAGGTGGATCAGCATTAACCAATGTTACTCCTGCCCTTTCAGGAACTACTGCTGTGTGTGATTTTGCAGATTTAACTTTTGGTACAGCTACAGTTACAGCTAGAGGTTGTTTACTGTATAACACTACCAATGGTAACAAAGCATTATGTGCAATCGACTTTGGTGGAGACAAAACCAGTACAGCAGGCGATTTTACTGTGGTTTTTCCAAGTGCGACTGCTACTGGTGCGATTATTCGCTTGGCGTAAATTTTAAAGTTTGTGGTAAACTTTTATGACAATAAAAGAGTTTACTTATGCCTTTAGCAAAATTTAATTTCAAAGCAGGAATCAACAAAGAAGAAACTGACTATTCAGAAGAAGGTGGTTATGTTGATGCTAATTTTATTCGTTTTAGAAAAAACAGACCTGAAAAAATTGGTGGTTGGTTAAAAGCTAGTGCCAATGTTTTTTTAGGTATAGCAAGAGCATTACATCAATGGGTTAGTCTTGGTGGTACCAAATATCTTGGACTAGGAACCACGCTCAAATATTATGTAGAAAGAGGTAGTGTTTTTAATGACATTACTCCTATCAGAAAAACCAGTACCAATTCAATTACTTTTAGTGCTTCTAATGGCTCTGCTACTATCACTGCCACTGATTCCAGTCATGGTGCAGTGCAAGGAGATTTTGTTACTATTAGTGGTTCTGCTTCTCTTGGTGGATTAATTACAGCCACAGTTTTAAACACAGAACATCAAATTGTAACTGTTCCAACAGCTAACACTTATACTTTTGTAGCATCAGCCACAGCAAATGCAAGTGATACAGGCAATGGAGGAGCAGGTGTAGATGGTGCATATCAAGTTAATGTTGGTTTAGATGACTATGTGCAAAACACAGGTTTTGGCTCAGGAGCTTGGAGTGTTGGAACATGGAGTGCTGAAAATACTTTAAGTGTTACTAACCAGTTGCGTTTGTGGTCACACGACAATTTTGGTGAAAACTTGTTAATTAATGTTCGTGGTGGTGGTGTGTATCTATGGACAGAGAATAATGGCTTAACTACTAGGGCTGTAGCTTTGTCTGATATATCAGGAGCAGACAATGCTCCTACAGTAGGATTGCAAGTAATAGTTTCGGAAACAGACAGACATGCAATTGTATTAGGTGCTGATCCTATTACAGGTGGCAATCGAACTGGTGTGGTTGATCCTATGTTAGTTGCATTTTCTGACTCAGAAAGTGCAATTGATTGGAACCCCACCAATACTAATTCAGCAGGATCGTTGCGTTTATCTAGTGGTTCACAGATCGTAGGTGGTTTAAAAGCAAGACAAGAAGTACTTATTTGGACTGATACCAGTATTTACAGTATGCGTTTTATCGGTGCTCCATTGGTTTTTTCGGTCAATTTAATTAATGAAGGAGCAGGATTACTAGGACCTAAAGCATTTGTTAATGCACCTAGTGGTGTATTTTTCATGAGCAAACAAGGATTTTACTTTTACAATGGTGCTGTACAAAAACTACCATGCACAGTGCAAGAATATGTGTTTGAAGACCTTGACCTATCTCAGGCTTACAAATGTCATGTAGCTTTGAACTCAGAATTTTCAGAAGTTTGGTTCTTTTATCCATCCATTGATGATGACACAAGAGAAATTTCAAGATACGCCATATACAACTACGAAGAAAACTCATGGTCAATTGGTTCATTGGTAAGACATGCTTGGATCGATGGTGGCATACAAAACACTCCACAAGCCACTGGTGTATCGTCAAGTTCTTACTATTTATACAACCACGAAACAGGTTTTAACGATGACAATGAGCCGATGGACAATGTTTTTATACAATCTGCTGACTTTGATATAGGTGATGGTGACTCATTGGCGTTTGTAAAACGCATCTTGCCTGATGTCAAATTTGTTAATGCTCAAGGCACTTCACCTGATCCTGCTATAAACATAGTATTAAAAAATCGTGATTTTATGGGTGAAAGCCTAACCACAGACTCTACATCACAAATTAAATCTAATACCAACAAAGCAGATGTAAGGGCTAGAGGTCGTCAATTTGTGCTTAGATTTGAGTCAGATGATGACAATAACGCTGATGATAGAAAAGATTACAAATGGAGGTTAGGTAACACTAGGCTAGATATACAGCCATCAGGTCGTAGAGGGTCATGACAAAACTT